AATTTATTATTGGAGATATGAATAGTAGTAACACAGAGATTCATTCAGGTGTTACACCACCAGATGATTGGGTTGGGAGTAAGTATTTATTACAAATAGTTTATAACGCTGATGGGACAGAAACACTAACTTGGTCTGCTAATCCAGACTGGGTTGAGCCAGAAGAAGAAGAATATATATAACTTAACGGTAAAAGGACACTTATGGAAATATCAGATATCTTTCTAACACTAGTAGGTGTTATCATAGCTATGCTAGGTTGGTTTATGAGCAGATTAGCTGAGACAGTAGATAAGCTAGAACATAACATTACTAACTGCCAGACTAACATGCCACTTAACTACGTACTTAAAACTGACTACAAGACTGATATGGTAGAGATTAAAAAGATGTTAAGTGATATCTACGGCATTATTAGAAAGGAGAGAAGGTAGTGGCTAGAACTAATCAAACAGTAAGAGATAAGCACGGTAGATATATCAAGCTAACGATACTGAATAAGTTTAAATACTTCTGTAATGCTATGATGACACGCATCGAGCGTTGGACTAAATCTCTTGATTAGTTTGCTTACTAGCCTAGCACCTATCTTAGTAGGATTCTTTGCTAAGTTATTCGCTATGAATCAACAAGCCAAGGCAGACGCTAACACTCAGATGCTAGACATCATGGCTGCTAGGTCTCAGAGTTTACAAGATGCTAGAGATTCTGCTTCTAAAGAGAGTCCATATGCTGCCCTTAACAGACGAGTTATCTTCTTTGTGATACTAGGTCTCATTGTTTTCACTTTAGTAGCTCCTGTAGCCTTTAATGTGGACACAGTGATACCAACTGTACGTGAAGGTTTTAGTTTGCTAGGGATACAGATAACACCTGATGAGATTGAGTATGTAACAGTCAAAGGTATGCTGAAGTTTCAGGAAATATTTGAGTGGGCTGCTATGATAGTGGAGTTTTACGTAGGCACACAAGCTGCAAAGAGGACTTAGTGGAGTTTAAAAGACGAATTAGACTCCACAACAGTAAGTAGATAATTAACCTATGTTATGTAGTCAAGAAGCAGTCAAGAAACAAATGCTTTAGTAGATAGGGTTACAGAGGTTTTACTGTTAAGTAACAATAACAAGGAAGTTAAGTAATGATAGACAAGATTAGCAAGTGCGTTGTGGTTTTTGCAGTAGGTGTAACTTTATCGTTAGCATCAATGGCGTTTATGAATCAAATGTTTCAGATACCTCAGCAAATGATGCAAGGGTCTATGCAAATGATGAATCAACCACAGAGTTGTGATTGTTCTTGTCCTCTGCCTAAATAACGTAAGTAATTGATTTAACTGAAGTAATTGTACTATAATGCTACTAACTGTTGCCTCCTGAGATAACACAGTAGTTTATAAACGGAGAATGTATGACATATAGAGAGCTGATTAATAGTGTACTAAGACGACTGAGAGAAGATACTATAACCGCTGACTGGGTTGGTGATTTATACGATACTAGCACTGTTACTGATTATCAAAAGCTGGTCGGTGTACTTATCAATGACTCTATGCAAAGCGTAGGTCAATATCATAACTGGAATACTTTAAGGGAAAGTTTTAGTTTAACAACTACACCTGGCTCTATGGGTTATATTTTAGGTGACACAGTAAGGGGCGCTGGTAATTCATTCCAAATCTTGGATGTTATTAATCAAGACACAGGTACAGTGCTTACACAAGCGCCTAGTAGTTGGCTTAATAAGGTATCGTTTCCTTCAGAAGAAGCTGAAAACGGAGAGCCTACATTTTACGGTTTAAACGGAACAACCCAGGTATCTATATACAGAAGTCCTGACTTTAATATTGATCTATATCCTATCCCTACAAAGTCTGAAGTTATTTCAGTTAACATTGTTAAGCAGCAAGAAGAGATGAGACTTGCTACAGAAAGTATAAAAGTACCCTCACTGCCTGTTATCTTAGGAGCTTGGGCTAGGGCTATCGCAGAACGTGGTGAAGATGGTGGAACAATATCTAGTGCGGTTGCTGCTGAAGCACGAGAAGCATTAGTGTTGTCAGTTCAGCTTGACGCTAGCAATATGGAATACGAAAGAGACTGGCAGGTAACATAATATGCTAAATGCTCAAACAATTTCAGCTGTAGCTTTAGATACTGTCGGCTCTAACGGTTTAGATACCCAAAGCGCCGCTACTGCCCTAAGCAATACCTGGTTTACTAAAGCTAATAATATTACTTATACTGAAGGCGGTAGAGTTTCTTTTAGAAAAGGAGCTAATCAGAGATCTATTAGTGCGGGAAGTTTTATTGGGTCTATGGTTGAGTATAAGGATGCTACCTCTACCAAGCTATTTGTGAGCTATAGTGGTAACATTGCAAGGCTAGAACTGACGCAAAAGGATGACCCTTTTAAGGATGTCTATACTCCAGCGGACGTAGTGACTTCAGACTGGCACTGGACTAACTTTAATAATAAACTAATAGGCGTACAAGGTAATAGTATTAAGCCTATCTTATTTGATGGTGCGGGCTGGGGGTACTTACAAGATTCAATTAATGCCACATCTTCAGGTACTTTAATTACTGCTGGCTCTTTCAATATCGGCACCTTGTATGAGATTTCAACTGTAGGTACTACAGACTTTACTCTTATAGGCGCTTCCGCTAATACAGTAGGTGTGATATTCACAGCCTCTGGTACTGGTATTGGTGATGGTGAAGCCTATGAAGGAGCTACACTACCTGAAGGTGTTTCTAACTTCAACCCCACCTGTTCATTAGGATACTACGGTAGACTCTGGGTGGGTGGAATTTCTGAAGAGAAGGATGTTCTACATTACTCCGCCCTACTAGACGAGTCTCAGTGGTGGACAGCTGCAGGTTTAACTGATGCTGGCTATATTGATTTAAAGACTGTTTGGGGTAAAGATGAGATTGTAGCAGTACATTCTTATGCTGGAAAGTTGGTTATCTTTGGAAAGGATAATATAGTTATTTATAATGACCCTGCTGCTGTAGGGGTTATGGCATTAGACGAGGTAATTAGAGGTATTGGTTGTGTAGCTAGAGATTCTATCCAAGCTATTGGTGATGATATCTTATTCTTATCTGATACAGGTGTCAGGTCATTAACAAGAACCGCTGAGTTTGATAAACTCCCTCTTAAAGAGATTTCTGTTACTATTAAGGATGAGTTGATCTCTAATATTAAATCAGGTGGAAGTGTTAAATCTGTCTATATGGCTGACGAGGGCTTATACTTATTAACTTTTGTTAACAAAGCTATGTCTTACGTGTTCGACCTTACATACACTACCGAGAGAGGTACACCTAGAATTACTAAATGGGACTGGTCTGATAATAAACATCCATCTTCTTTAGTCTACTCTGAGGAGTATGGTCTTCTATTGGGTCAAAATACGGGTAATATAGCCACTTATGCAGGATATTTGGATACTGATTATGATGGCACAACACACGCTTATAAAGGAGGCATCTCTACAGTATGGATTGACCTAGGACAAGGAACTATAGCATCTATATTGAAGAAGCTTTTAGTAGTTATATCAGGTGGTCAAGGTACAGAGATCAGCCTTAGAACCTATAAAGATTTTAGTATGAAACCTATACTTAATCACTCTTTTAAAGCTAATCCTACATTAGGTGGCATCCCCTACAAATGGTCTAATGCTATCACACAGGAAGATTTAGATGATGCTGGTATGGCTCTTGCTAACCAAGTTCTTAGTGAGATTGTAGGTTTAGAAGGTGATTCTGTACTATCTGCATTACTAAATGAATCTATTACTGTCGGGGGTAGCTCTTACATAAGAGGAGATACTAATAATAGTGGAGGAGCTTTAAACATCACTGATGCTATTTCACTCCTGAGATATAATGTCCAACAGACAAGTCCTGGAGACGCTGATTACGATTGGATTCAGGAACACTTAATTGACCATATGTTAGCTAACCTAGATATATACGGTGTCTACTTTAATATTGTAAATGACAGTTTAGATGCTATCTATGGTTGTGATACTTCATATGACTATGGAGGATCAGGCTTCTGTAGCAATAGCACTTACTCCGTTAGTTCACCATCAAATTCTCTTATAAACTTTAGAGATCAAGCTTCATGTGAGGCTGCTAATGCAGCTTATGTATGGAATACTATTACAGATACTGCAGACGTTAATAACCAACCTGTTCACTGTTCCAGTAACCCTGCTAAGTTTGCCCCTATTGCTGGCTTTGTAGAGCGTGCTATACATCTAGCAGGTACTGCTAAATATTTAAGAATTGAGATGGATGGCTTAACTAACGGCTATGAATCATCTCTACAATCAATATCATTATTATACAAACAAGGTAAAACACTATGAGTAACTATACAGTTCTAACAAACTGGGTGGGTTTAGACTCACTCTTAGACACAGATCCTAACAAAGTAATCTCTGGTTCAGTATTTGAGACCGAGTTTGTTACTATTCAAACTGCTATTAACTCTAAGCAAGATGAGCTAGTTATTAAAGATGAAGATGACTTTATTTCTGATAGCGCTACTGCTGTTGCGTCACAACAATCTATTAAAGCTTATGTTGATAATTCTATTGCTCCAGCTTATACAAGTGCTGAAACAGCTTGGATTGGCGATACTGCTATTACCGTCTCACACGGTTTAAGTAGGGTTCCTTATTTTTGGAGAGTTAGTTTAAGATGTCTTACTGATAACAATGGGTATATTGCTGGTGACGAGCTAGATGCTACTACCGCTATTGACGGTGATGCTTCAAGAGGTTCTACCACTTATGCTAACGCAACCTCAATCTCATACTTTACAGATATCGCTGCTATACAAAACACCGTGGCAGACTACGTAGTTCCTACATCTACTGACTGGGCTTTAATATTTAGAGCGTGGTAATGATTAAGAACAGCATAAAGGAGTAATTAATGTCATTTTTCACTAACAGTCAAACATTAGGTAATGAGTATCAGAACCCTGGACTTCAGGCGACTCAGCCTCTAGTACGACCACCTTTAGGCGAAGATGCTTTATCATCTACAACTTCTCTTAACAATCCTTATGCTTTGGGTGGTATTAATGACACCTTATCACAGTTAATAGAAGGTGCTGATAATCAAGGATATACAGGCTCATCATTAGGTGGCTATAACAGCACAAGCTCTCCTTTCAATCCTAGTGCTCCTATTCAACAGTCATCTACTAATAGTGGCTCAACTGACGGTGGTTGGATTAATAGCGCAATGGGCGGGTCTAGCGTTAGTGGTAACTCTTTAGCTAGCTTATCTAATTCACTTGGTAATATGGGAGGAGTCTTTAATAGAGATTTCCTTACTCATAATACAACTCCAGAGGGAGGTATTAACAATACAGGTTGGATGGACAGTAACTCATTATTCAACGACGACTCCCTACTTGGCTCTTATTTCAGTGATGACGTTAACAAAGGGATAGATGCTGTAGGTTTTGGTAATAAAGTAGCAAATGCCTTTGGTTATGGTAATAAGGATTTAAGTGGTGCTTTATCAATAGCTGGTGCTAGTCCGCGTTCTTTAGTTAATGCTTATGCGGGTTATACAGATAATGCTGCACTAGGTATGCTTACAGGTGACTTCTCTCAACGTGGCATTACTAATACTGCCTTACAACAAAGTGGTCTGCCTTATGGTGGTTCTGTCATGGGATTAGCTGACTATGGTATGGGTTATAATAACTATGGTGCTGCTGCTTCTACGGCAGGTGGTTTATTCGGACCTGTAGGTTCAGCCCTTGGAGGTTTATTTGGTCATAACTTACAAGGTTATTACGGCGCTGATAAAGACGCTACAACTGTAGATAAGTATAATGAAAGTTACTTATCTAAGTACAATGACAACTATGGTACTTACGAAGGTGATGTAGCAGCTAATCAATATGCTAGAGATTATGGTTTAAAGCCAGGTACTCATGAGTTTGATAGAGTTGTGGATGCCTTTAAGGTTGCTTATACAAAGAGTAAAGACTTTAGAGATTCGTATGAAGATAATTACCCTTCTGCTGTAGAAGACAGTAAGTCTGGTCAAATCTATGAAGTAAACAACGTAGATGACGCTATTAAGTACGGTGTCCCTTACGGTAAAGAAGGTGATGACACTTGGACTGATGGTACTACTACATGGCATAGTGGTGGTTATAATTGGAATAATAAGACTAACTCAGGTTCAGACAGCTTCGGTAATACGATAGGCACTCAGCCAGGTGATGTTGCTGGTACTAGCTATGATGGTTATGACCACGGCTCTACATCTACAGGTGATGCTGAAGGTGGCTTCTCAAAAGAGGAATCTGCCTTTGCTAATAGTTTTAATGATAATGATGATTCAGGTGGTAGCACTGATAGCGGGGGTTACGATGGCGGTTATGGTGATGACTCTGATGATGGTGGCGCAGGTTGGGGTTCCAATGATGCAGACGACTGGTGATAATAAGAATTAACAAGGAGATACGCTAATGGCATATGATGAATGGTGGGAAAGCGATAGTGATTTTAATGCAGACTGGACAGATGATGACTGGGGTGAAGTTAACAATAACGACAGTTGGGGCTGGTTATCAGATGTAGGTAGTTTCTATGATAATAATAAAAGTTGGATTGACCCAGCTGTAGGTGCTATAGGTGCTGTTTATAAAGCAGATAGAGCCTCTGATGCTGCTGATAAGTACATGAGAGACCAACAGCCTGGTATTGACTTTGCTAATAAAGCTTCTGCTAGACAACAAGCTTATTATGCCCCTGCTGCTGTAGAAGCTGGTGTTAGTGCTGACCTAGATAGAAAGGCTGGTATGCTTACATCTCAATACAGACAACAAGACCAACCTAGGTTTGCTAATGCTTTATCTGCTGGTAAGTTAGGTTCTTCAGACTTTGGTAGAAAGATGGCACAGCGTGACGCTGCTAGAGATACTAACTGGGCTAACACAGTTGTACCTGCTGCTTATGACCAATACTATAATAGAGGGACTTCTATGAGTAATGCTGATACAGCTACTTCTAGAATGTTATCTGGAAATCCTGTACTTCAGTCAGAATACAGAGCTATAAGAGCTAAGCAAGACCCTTGGCAGAACGCATTACTAAACTATTTAGGATAGAGTTATGGGATTATTCACTCAAGAAGCAAAGACAGACTATAACGTACCTGTTGAGTTACGTATGGCAGAAGATGCTGCTAAGTCTCAACGTAAGTTTACTGATACTTATCTAGATCCTGCTATTAAAGAGAACATAGGTTATGAATCTCCACGTATGAAGATGAAAGCTTTAACTTCAGGTGTTGATTTAACTAATGGTAAGAAGGTACAAGAGACTTTCTTAGCTCTACAAGCTATAGACCCTCAAGAAGCTCAAGGTTGGTTACAGAGTATTAAACCTGTAATTGCTCAACAGTTAGACTCGTTGAAGATTAAAGAAGCTCAGCTTAAGTTTACTAAGACTAAGAACAAGCCTCTGATTACACAACGCTGGAACTTAGAAGGTAAAGGTAACTTCATCAAATCCCACGTAGCTACTAACTTCGCTGGACTGGAAGGAGCTGAGGACTTAGCTACTGCTATTAAAGCTGAACCTGAGAGAGCTGACTTCTATGTTAATGCTTTCTTGAATAAGATGGAAAAAGGTAGTGATAAGGCAGCATTAAAAGCTGAGTATAAAGCTAAGCTTAAAAAAGCTAATACTGCTTATATGGAGTTCTGGGGTGGTAAAGACTTAACTGAGAAGACAACACCTACATCTACATCTAAACGTAATAGAGGGGCTTTAAAGCCTACGACGGGTACTGTCACTGAGGCTGATGTAGCTCCTGAGTATGTAGGAGACCCTGAGAAGTCTCAACTAAGTCAAGGTATTACTAAGTTAGGTATTAATAATAAGATACAAAGTACCTTGAGTCATGTGGCTACTTCGTTTTCTACTATTATGCCTAACTTCTTAATGACAGATAAGGAGCTTGTTGAAGAAGAACGTAATGACCTAGTAGTAGATTGGATTCATCTAGAAGGTTTTGATTACTTTAAAGCTAAGGGTGCTAAAGAACTGGCTAAGTTTAAAGCTAACCCTGTAGAATACTACGAAAGAGTAATTAAGAAGGCTAAATAATGTTTAATCCTGCTGAGTACCACTACGACCCTGAGATATTAGCTGCCCATAGAGCTTCACAAGAGGCAGCTAGGGGTAATGCTTTAGACTTTGGTGAAGGCTTCTCTGGAGGTCAAGACTTATCTACAGTTAAAGGTGCTGCCGCTTGGGGTACTTCGGGCTTATCAGGACAATTATTAGAAGAGCTAGCTAGTAGTGATAGACAGCTACAGTGGTTTATCCAAAGACATGGCGTTGATGTAGCTAATGCTGACATTAACCAACTACAAGCTCAGATAGAAGCCTATAAGAAGGAAGCTACTCTTAGAGAGTTATCTCCAGCAGAAGTGTCTCAAGCACGAGAGTTAGTTGAGACAAGACAAGATGTTATTGAAGGTCTAACTTATGCTAAGAATAACGCAGGTGGTGATTTAGATGCTGAGATATACGAAGATGGTGATTCATTCAATGACCGCTGGGGTATGGCTAATGAGGAGCAAGATGCTTTAAGTATGTTCTTTAAAGTAGCTAGTGAGAATCCTTCTTATACAGCAGGTGCTATTGTAGGTGAACTTGTTAAAGACTTCCCTTTAATGGCAGCTTCTATCTTCGGACTATCTAAAGTTAATAGTTTAGGTAGAGCAGTCCGTCTTGTTAATAGACGGTTAGCTTCTATTACATCTAAAGCTGGTAGAATCTCTGCTCAGATGGGTACAGGTATTGGTATTGGTGCTACATCGGGTGCTGGTTATGAAGCTGCTTATTCTTACTTAGATGAAGGTGAAGTTAAAGGTGATGATGTCTGGCTAGGCGCTGAGTTTGGTGGTTTATTTGGTATCTTAGGTGGCTTAGGTATTATGAAACAAAGCTCTATGCTTAAGAAAGGCGATAAACTAGTAGCTGATGTTATTGATGAAGCCGTATCAGGAGCTGAAGGTAGTTTAGGTAAAGCTGTTAAAGGTACAGAAGAGGCAGGCTCTAAAGGTAAAGAAGGTTTAGACCTTGCTGACCGTATTGATGAAGACCAAGACTTAATCTCACGCCAAGCAGATAAGTTAGATATATTACCTGAGCATACTCAACGTGTATTACCTATGCCTGAAGGGGATGGAGCTATCGTTAAGACAGCTATAGGCCCTGAGACAGGTGATATTATCACTTACGTTAATGAAGCTAAATTAGAACAACAACGAGTTAAGCTCTTAGAGCAAACTGAAGATAAGATTAAGAAAGGTGAATCTGTTGAAGATATTACCTTTAGAAACATAGCTTCTCTTAAGAACAAAGAAGCCTTTAAAGCAGTTACAATTGCTCAGCAGAAGGTTAGAGGTACTTATCTCAAGAAGAAGAAAGAAGGTGAAGAGTTACCTGAGGATTGGGAAGCTGAAGTTATGACTATAACTAAAGCTGAGTTAGATAAGTATGATGCTAAGTTTAGAGCAGAGTCTGATGCTAGACGTAGAGATTATGAATTACAGCAACGTACAGAAGAGTTAAACTCTCCAGAAGGACAAGAAGCTCAAGCTATTGGTGCTAAGATAGAGGCACGTAAGAAGCTAGAGTCTGAGATTAAACGTCTTAATAGCTACCCTTCTCTTACTAAAGAAGATAATGCTAAGCTGATTGAATTAGAAGCTGAGCTAAGAGCTTTAGATGAAGCTGAGAGTGTTAATATGAAGCCTCTTGGTAAGATGGGTCAATGGATTGAAGATAATCCTAAGAAGACTATAGCTTTAGGAGCTGTTGCTGGAGGTACTTTAATCCCTGGTGAGACTTCTGATAACATCTACGGTGTTGTAGCTGGAGCAGGTGTTGCCTTTGCTGGTCCTAAAGCATATAAAGCTATTACTAGAGGTGCTTTCAATCAAGCTGCCTTAAGAGCTAAAGCTGCTATTCAGAAAGGTATTGAGATGTCTGGTAGAGACATGAAGATACTTGAGATGAAGATGCAGTCTGTAACTGATGAGATTGCTAAGAGATTTAGTAGCCATGAAGATGGTTTAAGGTTTATTAACTACTTAGAGTCTGAGAACAATAGAGATTCTAAAGGTAAACTTATCCTTACAAAGGATGAGTTAGAGTTAGGTAAAGAAGCTAGAGCTGTTCTTGATTTAATATGGGCGAAGGCTAAAGAAGCTGGTGTTGTTAAATCTAAGAAAGACTTAATGACTGGCGGCTTTAAAGATAAAGCAGAGAGAGGTGCTTTCTTACATAACTACTTCCCTCACTTATTCAATAAGAGATTAACTGATGAAGAGTTAGCTGAGATGGTTAAGAGATGGGGAACACATACCACAGGTAGTTCTTTACAACGACAGGTAACAGGTTCTATAGACTTCCTAAAGAAAGAGTTCCCTGCCTATGCTGATAACTTAATTACATCACCTACTAGAGCTTTAGAGTTATACACTCAAGCTATGACTAGAGCTATCCATGGTAGGACTATGCTTAATAACTTGAAAGAGTTAGACCTAAGTATGGGTAAAGGTACTTTCCTACCAGCAATGATGTCTGAGAAGGCTTTCCAGATACTTAAGAGACAAGGTAAGTTATCTGACCAAGAGGCTTTACACTATGTAACCTTTGACCACAGCTCGTTAGAGGGTCATAGAGTTCATACAGATATGCAAGGACTTGTTAATGACCACTTTGATGTTATCCGTAAAGGTACATTCAGTGAGATTAAACAGTCTGTATTAGATATTAATAATGGTCTTAAACGTATCTTTGTATTTGGTTCTCTATTCCATGGACAAGCACTACTTACTTCACTAGCTTATTCTTTAGGTGTTAAAGGTGCTTATCACGGGCTTAAAGGTACTCATAACAAAGCCCTTACAGATGGTGTAATGTGGCATCAACTTAAGCTAGGTTCAGGTGAGTTTAAAGAACTAGCTGAACACGCTATGAAGTTTGGTTTACAGATTGTTAATATTAAGAAACAAGAGTTAGTTACACCAGGTAGAGACCAGGTTAACAATGTATTAGATAGATTAGGACAAGGTGGTAAGGTAGCTAGGAAAGCCTTTGATGGTATTGACTACATTACTTGGGAGTACTTCCATGATAGATTTAAACTAGCTACTTTCTTACGTAAAGAAGAACAGATTGTTAAGAACCTTAAGAAGAAGGGTTGGAAAGATGCTGATGCTCGTCAAAAAGCAGGTGACGAAGCAGCTGAGTTTGCTAACGATGCTTTCGGTTCTTTAGATTGGGATGGCTTTACTACTAAGTTATTAGACTATGCTGTAGAGAATCCTACTAAACTTAGAGGACGTATAGCAGGTGTAGCATCCCAAGTACTACCTGTAGCTAAACGTAAGTGGTTGAACTTAGGGTTGTTTGCACCTGACTGGACTGTCTCTAACCTTAGGATTGTAGGTCGTATGTTTACTTTAGGTTATAAATACACAGACCATCAACTGAAGGCTATTCATAGAGGACAAGGTTGGCAGACTAAAGAAGGTCAAGCTTTATTAGAGTCATTTAAGATGTATGCTGCTTATTCTGGTAAAGCTGGAGTTATTAACTCTGCCTTATGGTGGACGACTATGCAACTATTCTCTGATAAAGAACCTACTATGGAACGTCTACAAGACTTCTGGTATGGAGAGTCTTCTCATAAACTAGACCTAGGTGGCGGGCGTTCGGTAGTTATCTCTAAACAGATTGCTGAGCCTATTCACTGGGTTCAACACCCGATGCACACTTTTGCTAATAAGATGTCTGTAGTGCCTAAGACTGGATTAGAGTTGTTTATGAATAAGCAATGGTTCTCTCTTAAGAAGGACATTCCTATTGGACCTGCGTTGATAGATGCTGATGGAAATTATCACCATGCTAAGTGGTTATTAGGTAAAGTAACACCTATTGTTATTAAACCTATTATGCAAGATGACCTTAGCTTTGGTGAAAGAGTAAGTGGAATACTAGGAGGCTTTGCAGGCTTCCCTCAATATAAGATTAAAGAATAACTAACGGAGAAAGAAATGATAGAAGGTACACCACAACACCCTGATGATAACCCTGATATGAACACAAGTTTCAATGAGTGGTTAGATTATATGGAAGAGAACTACCCTGGCATTGATGCTATGAAGTTCTACGAGACTAAAGAGATTGAATATAAAGAAGAAGATAACAGTGACGATGCTTTAAAAGCTTGGGAAGATAAAGATAAAGCTATGTGGGCTGACATTAAGCAAGATAGTTTAATGGGTGCGGACTGGGAGCCTGATTACTCAGCTACTGAGAAGTATGAAGAGCCTGAGAATAAGGTTAAGATTGATACTTCAGGTGAAGTAGACCCTACTCTTGTAGGTATGGTTGGTAAAGGTGGTATGTTTAAAGAAGGTGCTAAGAAGCTAGCTAATAAGGTACTTGCTAGTAAGTCTCTTAAAGCTAATCAGAAAGCTAATCGTGGTGTTGAAGGTCCAGTTGTTAAAGGTGCTTCAAGAACTCTTAAAGATTCTAACTTACGTCCATCTATTGCTAATAAGACAGCTGATAGATATAAGTCTATGTCTGATAAAGTTACA